AACACGGTGCTGGTGTTCCCGCCTGGCTACCTGAGGTGCTTCAAGTACAACTTGGCCTGCGAGATTGCGGCCGAGTTTGGCGTTGAGCCGCCGCCGACGGTGCAGCGCCTTGCGATAGCTTCCAAGCGGGATCTGAAGCGGATCAATTTCGCTGACGACATCATGAGCCTGCCGTACAACCTGATCAACCGCCGTCAGCAGCGGTTCAACATCTACGCCGGCACGCCGTGAAGACGCCTATCCTCGGTGGGGCCTACGTCGCCCGCAGCCTCAACGCTGCGGCAAACCGCATGGTCAACCTGTATCCAGAGGTTGTGCCGGAAGGGGGCAAGGAACCGGCGTTTTTGCAGCGGTGCCCGGGCTCGCGGCTTCTATGCACTGTAGGCAGCGGTCCTATCCGAGGACTGTGGAAGTTCAAGGACAATTTGTACATCGCTTCTGGCGGCGGCTTGTACAAGTCCGATTCCTCGTTCAACGTAACGTACATCGGCGCGATTACCGGCAGCGGATCTGTGAGCATGGCCGACAACGGCGTGCAACTGTTCGTAGCGTGCAACCCGGACGCCTTTATTTACAACGCCAGCACTGGCGTGTTCGCTCAGGTCACTGACCCTGACTTTCCGGGTGCCGTCACTGTCGGCTATCTGGACAGCTACTTCGTCTTCAACGAGCCCAACAGCCAGCGCGTGTGGGTGACCTCGCTGCTTGACGGCACTGCCATTGACCCGCTGGACTTTGCCAGCGCCGAGGGCAACCCCGACAACATCGTGTCGCTGATGGTTGACCACCGCGAGGTGTGGCTGTTTGGAAACAACACTGTCGAGGTTTGGTACAACGCCGGCCTAGCCGACTTCCCGTTGGCGCGCATTGAAGGCGCGTTCATGGAAACCGGCTGCCTTGCGCCGTACAGCGTGGCCAAGCTGGACAACAGCGTGTTTTGGCTGGGCTCCGACGCCCGCGGCAACGGCATCGTGTACCGCAACCAAGGCTACAACGCTCAGCGCGTCAGCACGCACGCCATTGAGTGGCAGATTCAGCAGTATGCACTGATTGATGACGCTATAGCTTTCACGTACCAGCAGGACGGCCACTCGTTCTACGTTCTCACGTTCCCTGCCGCAAACGCCACATGGGTGTTTGATGTTGCTACTGGCGCATGGCATGAGCGAGCGTTTTGGGAGAACGGTCGGTTTGTTAAACACAGGGCTGGTTGCCAGGCAAATTTCGCCAATCAGATCGTTCTTGGCGACAACGAAGGCAACTACCTTTTTGTGTTTGACCTAGAGTCCTACAAAGACTTTACGTTTGAACAGCGTTGGCTTAGATCGTGGCGGGCACTTCCCACTGGGCAGAACAATCTGAAGCGCACGGCCCATCATGCCCTGCAACTTGACTGCGAGACGGGAAATATTAACAAACAAAATATTTATGTAATTAAAAGAAGCGTTTTATCTGAAGGAATACGGCTTGCCAAAAATAATGTTGAACCGGAAGAGTCGTTGTTTAATATTGTTTACAACGGCAGGAAACTTGGCGATATTAACAATGACGGTGTAGTTGATTCAAAAGATTACGCCATAGCTCTTGAGTATGAGTTCAACGCACCACCAAATCCCATCCCTCCAAGTTACCCTGAGCCGGTGTGGCAGAATTACGTCGCGTACATAGAGAACGTCATGTTGTATTACATGACGGCAAACTTCCAGTTTTACTCACAGTATCTGACGCAGGCATCCTACGATGCATCGGTGATGCTGCGCTGGTCTGACGACGGCGGTCACACCTGGAGCAACGAGCATTGGGTAAACACCGGAAAAATTGGTGAATACGGCCGACGAGCCATTTGGCGCCGGCTGGGCATGACTACCAAGTTGCGGGATCGGGTGTACGAAGTCAGCGGCACCGATCCGGTGAAGATCGCCATCATGGGTGCGGAGCTTTCCGTCACCCCAACGAGCGCTTAACGTGGAGCTTGCACCGCGCGTACCGTCACAGCGCGACCCGCTGGTGGATCAGGGGGCGCTGACCACTCGCGCGTGGTTTCGGTTCTTCCAACTGCTGCAGAACGCGACGGAGAACGCCGCGCTGACGCAGTACACCGTCGTCGAAAACACGACGGGCTCAACGATTCCCAAGGGCTCCGTGGTCGGTTTCGTTGGCGTGGGCGCTAACAACGTGCTGTCGGTGGCCCCGTACTTGGCTGACGGCTCGTCGCCGTCGCTGTACATCTTGGGCGTGATGGCCGAAGAACTTCCCGACAGCGGCGCCACGGGCCTGTGCTGCGTGTGGGGCAATGTCAGCGGCATCAACACCAGCGCGTTCAGCGTGGGCGACGTGCTGTACGCCAGCCCGACGGTAGCCGGCGGGTTCACCAACGTCAAGCCCACCGCGCCGGACAACGTGATTCCCATCGCTGCGGTGCTGGTAGATAGCGCAACGGCGGGCGACATCTTCGTGCGGCCCACCATTGAGCAGCAGAAGTATTACGGCGAGTTCACCAAGACCAGCGACCAATCGCCCGCAGTCATCAACACGGCTTACGCGCTGACGTTCGACAACACCGAAATCGCCGAAGGCATCAGCATCGGATCGCCGGCGTCGCGCATTGTGGTGGTGCAATCGGGCCTGTACCAGTTTGACGCCACCGTTCAGATCAGCAGCAGCAGCAGCAGCGCCAAGACGGTTTGGCTGTGGTTCCGCAAAAACGGAACAGATGTCGCTAACTCTGCCAGGCTGGTGACGATCAACATCAACAACGGGTACACCGCTGTGTCTATGAGCGAGTTTTTCTCGCTGGCGGCAAACGACCGCATCGAGATCATGTTCGCCGCAAACGATACGGCCATCACGGTGGATAATGTCGCAGCCACTGCGTTTGCCCCAGCAGCCCCTGCCGTCGTGCTGGCGGTGAGCCAGATTCAACAGTGAGAGCATCATGAGCGTTTCGCTTTCCCCCTACGCAGGCGCAGGCGCCCAGTTCTTCGACAACAACGGCAACCCGCTGGCCGGCGGGCTGATCTACACCTACGCTGCCGGCACCACCACGCCTGCGGCGACGTACACCAGTTCGACCGGGCTGACGGCCAACGCCAACCCCATCGTGCTGGACAGCGCCGGCAGGACGCCCGCGCAAATCTGGCTGACGGCGGGCTCGTCGTACAAGTTCGTGCTGGAAACGGCTCTCAACGTCACGATCAAGACCGACGACAACATTTACGCGGCGTTTGACTTGACCAAGGAAGTCGGTGTTGCCGTGGGGTTGGGTGCCGGCAGCATTGCCACCAACATTGCCGTGGGCGACACGGCGCTGGACAGCAATACCACGGGGTCAAACAACGTTGCCGTTGGGTACAACGCCCTGACGTCAAACACTGACGGCTTTCAGAATACTGCGGTCGGTTCGCAGGCGCTGGATGCCAACACCAGCGGTGATTACAACGTGGCCGTGGGCTACGATTCGCTGTCGGCGGCTACGACTGCGAACTACAACACTGGCGCGGGATACCGAGCGTTGAACGCGGCAACGACGGGCGCAGGAAACACGGCGCTGGGCAGCGATGCGCTGTTGCTGGTGTCCACGGGAGCGGACAACGTGGCGGTGGGCTACGCGGCGCTGGACGCCTACACCGGCAGCGATGCCGTGGCCGTAGGCCGCTCGGCGCTGGGGGCAAATACCAGCGGCACCGGCAACACTGCGGTGGGCAAGGATGCGGCTCTGCTGGTGGTCACGGGCGCGTATAACGTTGCCATCGGGTGGACTGCGCTGGATGCGGCCACCACCAGCAACAACACGGCGGTGGGCGCGTCGGCACTGGGGGCGCTGACCTCTGGCGCAAACAACACCGCCGTCGGCATGCAGGCCGGCGACTCGCTCACGACCGGCAGCAACAACACGGTAATCGGCTACGACGCCGACGTCTCTGCGGCAGGCGTCAGCAACGAAGTCACCATCGGCAACAGCAGCGTTACCTCGCTGCGCGCGCCAGGCCTGACGCTGACTGTCGGCTTGAAATGGATCAACAACGGCACCCAGACTGTGGCCGCACTGGTAGCCGCAGGCACTGCCGGCGCAGGCGCACGGGCGGTGGTAACGGATGCAAGCGCAACGACTTTTCATTCGATCGTGGCCGGCGGCGGCGCGAACGTCGTGCCCGTGTTCAGCGACGGCACCAACTGGCGGATTGGGTGAGGTGAATCATGGCAAAAGTGTCGTCTGAATACTGGTCGTATGACGATCCGCGTTGGACTCCAGAAGACAACATTGGCAAGTATTCTGGTCCGTGGGAGCAGGTGTTGCGGTCAATGGGCTTCCAAGGGGGCCCGATTGACCCGATCACCGCTTCGATGACCAATGACAGAAGCGGTGTTTTCAAGGCCATTGGCGACGACGAAAACGGTTATCAACTCGCGTATTCGCCCGAAGCAAAAGCCGCGATTGACAATTTGCGAGCGTCAGGATATGACCTTCGTTGGAAGCACCCGGACAAACGCACCTTCAATACCTACTGGGGTTTTGTAACGCCAGATGGCGTGCAGGACATCAAGATTGAAGGCTCCGATCTCGGCGACATGATCAAGCCCCTGATCAACATCTGGGGCGCCGGCCTCGGGTTGGCCGGTCTTGGCGCGGGCATCAATTCGCTGTTGGGCGGCGCTGGGGCTGGGTCTGGAGCGGGCGCCGTAAATGCGCTGGCTGGTGGCGGAATTGGAGGGACATCGGGGGCCGCGTTTGCAGACATTGCCGGCGGATTGTTGCCCGAGTTTGGCACCAGTGCGGCGTACTCGGCTGGCCTGCAGGGATTGCCCGCGGTTGGCGGAGTGTTGTCGGCTGCGGACTTGGCGACTTTGCCGTCGGATGTGTTGGGGCAAGCTGGGTCTTTGTCTCCGACGAATTTGGCAGAGTTGGATGTTTTCACAACGCCGCCATCGTCAATGACTCCGTTGCCGAACGGCTCGCCGTCGGTGACGCCTCTAACTGAATTGCCGCCGTCACTTGGCCCCGTAACGCCGCCAACGTTTGAGTTTACCCCGTTTGCTGACCCCACTGCGGCGATTACGTCAACGCCCCCTTCGGTGGGCACGATTGCTGATCTGGCGGGCATTCCGGCAGATGCAGGCTTTGCTGCCGGCATGGGCGTTGACGCGGGCATGAACGCCTTAAATCTTGGCGCTGGTGCTGGCGCGGTAAAGGGCGCCGCAGACGTTGCCGCTACTGGCGCAACAACTGGCGCGACTGGCGCCGGCTTGAGTTCCGCCGACAAAGCAGCACTGTACGGCTCGGAAGGATACGGGGCTGGGATGACCGGCGCCCAAACGTCGGCCTACGACACGGTCCTCGGGGCTACCGGCAGCAAAACAGCC